AAACTCAAGAAGCTCGCAAGCCTAAGACTACTAGGCGTAGTGTATCTTCTCAAGTTCTAGATATGTTAGCTACTGAACTAAACAGAGGTATGACATCTAAGCAGACTGACATACAGCCTACTGTTAGTGCAGACAGTAGTCGTGATAGGTTTGAGCTACAAGGTGAGATGAGAGATCTACCTGTGCTAGATGATGAAGATGCACCTAGTGTAGACACTCTTAGTAATGAGGCTTTAGATAAAGAACTGCCCAGCGCTGGGCTTGGTAGTAGGCCTGTAGCGGAAGAACAGACAGATGATGATATGGGTATAACAGATATACCTACTTTTGGTGTTGGTTCTAGAAAATTTAACAGCTCTGTAGTAGACGAAATGGTTTCATTAGAAGGTATGGGTGGCGATGACCTTTCTGCAACACCAACATACTCTTACGGTATTACTAAAGAGAAAGCAGATGAGTATAATTTAGTACCTTCAAATTACAAGACTATGAGAGAGTTTGCAGATGCTTTTGCCGATAAGTATGTAGAAGAAAAGTATGAGGCTAATAAATCTATATTTGACAATGTTGATAAAGAGTTTCATAAACCTTTAATGAGCTATCTATGGAATGCTGGTAGTTTTGGCAGAAATCAAAGAAAGGCTCTTAATAAGAAAAACCCAGACGTTAGGGAATTTATAAAAGAGATGCGAGATGCAATACACTCTGAGGGTTTTGCATCTTCTGGTTTGTCTGCTAGAAGAGCTAAGGAAGCTAACCTTTTAGGTGAAGGACTTGCGAATTGGGAAGATATTGTTAAAGTAGAAGTGTCAGGAACAAAAGAGAAACCTGTTTTTAAGTGGGTTACTGCTTCTGGTAATGTTGTGGAAGAGTTCGCATCAGGTAAAAAGCTACACCCCAATAATAAACTGTCTGACGTAACTTTATAATGTTTGGCTTACCCTTAGAACTCATAACCATGCTCTTCTCTACTGTGTTAGGTGGAGTGATGTCTGTCATTGGACAGAACCAAAAGAACAAACTAGAGCAACAGAAGATGATGCTCCAGACAGCAAGCTTCAAAGCAGATCAAGTTAACGCAGCTAGAGATGCAGGTAAGAACGACAAGCACTTCGCTTGGACCCGTAGACTTATAGCTTTATCTGCAGTATTTAGCATTATTGTCTTGCCAAAGCTAGTAGCAGTGTGGTATCCTGAGGTTGGTGTGATCGTAGGCTACACAGAAGCAACTGGTGGTTTTTGGAACTGGCTATTCGGACCAGCAGAGACAGTACAGTGGCGAACAGCACAAGGCTTTGTAATCACTCCACTAGATACACACATAGTATCAGCAATCATAGGCCTGTACTTCGGTGCAGGTTTCACTAAGTAGGATAAAAGAGAATGGCATTATCTAAACTAAACGCTCCCATGCCCGGTATGTCTTTAACTTCTAAGCCGGGTGAACGGCGTTGGGAGCGTCCTCCTGATATGAACACTGTAGAAGAAACTCTGCAGTATTACGTAAAGCATCTATCTAAGCCTGATGTAGTAGACGATATGATGGTTATGCTAGAGGTAGGCTTTCCTGTCATACCTCTTGCCCAATCTTTACGTACATCAGGTGTAATGAAAGGTAAGCACACTTTAGATGTAGGTCTTTTAGTAGAACCTGCTTTGATCAAGTTTATTACAGCTACAGCAGACTCACTAGATGTACCATACAAGATGGGTGAAGTTAACTCTGATGAAGTTAAACAAAAAGAGAAAGACAAGATCTCTATGTTGTTAACTGCAGCTTTAGCTCGTGCTGATAAGACTGCTGCAGAAGATGAAGGTGTAGCTTTAATGCAAGACATTTCTGAGAACTTAACTGTGATGGATCTAGAAGCACAGCGTGAGCCTGCAGAAGAAGAAGAAACAGAAGAGCTACCCGCTGACATGGAGGCTGAGCCTGCTACAGAAGAACAACCTGCCACACCAGAGGGTGCTGGTCTAATGGCGAGAGGATAATAGTATGAGTTGGTTTAACCCGAAAGCTTTCGCAGCAGGTGCACTTGGTGAATTAGCATCAGGTATGACTCGCAGAGAAGAAGAGGCTCGCAAGTATGAAGAAGAGCAGCGTGAGTTAGCTAAAGAAAGCCGCTCAGAGATAGGCAGACGTAGAAGTATTGTAGGTGCCTTAGTGAGTGAAGCTAGGCGTTTAGAGTCACTAGGTGTAAGTAAAGCACAGATACAAGCTGCACACTCTTCCGGGCCGGGTGGGTTAATGGAACTCTCTAAGATGGTTCAAGCTGAAGTGAAACGTAGAGGCGGTAAAGCACGTCTTAGTGAGTATGATATATCAGCTATGATAGATAGCTCAGATATGAATCCTATGTACGCTGAGATGGACTACGAAGAGTTTATGTCACGTAGTGCTGGTTTGTTAGACACTCAAGCAGGTGACTTGAAGGAACCTAAAGTTAACATACTTCAACGTGCTTTGGGTGTAGGCGCTAAGGATAGAGTACGTGCTAAGCTAGACAAAGAAGAGACTGTAGGTGGAATGTCTATATATGACATTAATGAGTTAGCTAGAGGTCAGGCATATCAAAGTATGATGCCGGGAGCTTACGCTACGTTTACACCGGGTGAGTTCTACGATCAAGAGGCTGCACTTAAAAGCTGGTCAATCGCACAGAAACGTATTGATACCTCCCTGAAGACTGATGACGAGTACTTGAGGCTGCAGCAATTAGGTGATAAGGGTGCCTCTGCGCTAGAGTACAAACGTAAGAAGTACGCTGCGTATGCTCAATCACAGTTCAATAAGTATGGTGCAGATGCTATCAATGATCCTGTAGTAAACTGGAAAGACCTTTTAGGAGAAGATTTGTACACTGAATTAGCTGTAGCTAATGAAGCAGATGAACAGATTATCTCAGCTATTGATGCAGGTGCTGCAGATTTTATGGGTAAGACTATTACTAGAGAAGGCAATAACGGTAGCTATAAATTACACACAGGACTAGGCGATACTGTAGCAAAGATTACACTGACTGGACCTAAAGGCGAGCAGGTAGTACAAGACCCTAAGTTAATCTCAGAGTTCTTAGACTCATTAGTAGCTAAAGGTGAGATGTCAGAAGAGAACGCTAGTAAGCTTAGACCTGAAGCTAGAGGGGCGTCTATTACTGAAGTAGATACTGTAGGCTTGGGAATGGCTGATGAGTTGGATATTACAGCTTTAACTGAGGCTGCTTTAGGTGCTGCAGAAGAAGAAGTTGCAGAGCCTGAATTGGAATCTGGACCTGCTGTAACAGAAGCGCCAGAGGTAGAGACTATTGCAGCACCCTCTGCTGATGAGTTTAAGCTTAAAGGAGTGACTTACGAAGAATGGCTAGGTATGTCACGTAAAGAGCGTGAAGAAAAAGGATTACCTACTAGCGTGGTAGGTGGTGAGGTAGGCTTTAAGCGTTTTCAAAAAGGCTTAGGTGTTAACATAGCAAAAGATCAGCCTGCTACTGAGTTTGCTGATATGGGTCAAGGTCAAGCTAACATTGAATCCATAGATGCAGGGACTGTTGTAACTGTTGGAGGCGAAGACTACAGAGTAGGTGAATCTTTAGGTCAGAAATACTTTGAGAAGTTAGATGACGCAAGCTTATCAGATGAAGCACTGAAAGATCTAACAGAGAAGGCCATTAATGAGTTCGCTAAGAAGTTCGAAGAAAGAGAGTACAGTGCAGGTACAAAGCGTGATCTCAAAGCTGCATTCTCTCAGTTTCTCTTTGAGAACGATTTACCAGAGGAAGTAGAGCAATTTATAGAAGCACGACTGGATAAGTTAGCAGAAGCATTAGCAGGTAATTAATATGGCTAAAACACTAGAAGAAATCTTTAACGAGGTTTACGGTACAGATAGTTTACCTGACTTTAGTACAGGCTTAGACAGTAGTGCAGATGAGGTTGAGCCTCGTGCTACACCTACCGCAAATGTAGAAGACATGTTTAAGTTCATGGAAGGTGATGATCCTGATGAACCTGAGTCACCGTATGAACCTAATGTATCGCCGGGTGATAAGCTTAAACAAGCAGACTTACTAAAGCCACAGAACCTTAATACTATTCGTGAGTACATGATAGCTAAGAAGGGCGTTGACTACGAAGGCATGGATGCTGCAAATGTAGTAGATGACTTTGTAGAGGATATGAGATGGTTCAACACTAACACTATCTCTACTGCAGGTGAAGTAGTCTTTATGAATAGGGCTAACGAGCGTCAGAAACAGGTCGCTGGTGAGGCTTACAAGCTTTATGATAGGTTGGGTAGCTTCTGGACTAATGATGGCTTGTACGGCAAGGCAGAGGGTATCTACGATTACGTTACGGCTGCAGCATCTGACCCATCTAACTACATAGGTCTAATCACTGGCGGCTTAGCTAAGGCTGGTACTGTAACTATAGCTCAAGGTGGTAAGTTAGCTATTAAGAAGGCTGCAGAAGAGGCTGCTAAACGAGCTACTAAAAGCGGTGCTGCTAAGCAAGCTGTACAAAAGGCTGCTACTGAGGCGGCTGAAGCTACTGCTAAGAAGCTAGAGAAGATGGAGATCAGTAGTGCTGCAGCAAAGAAAGCTAAAGAAGTTGCTGTAGAGAACGCTAAGAAGTTAGCTCTAGCTAAGCAACAGCAGGCTGCAGCTAAAATGGTGACAGCAGAAGCAGCTAAGAAAGGCAATCGTAATGCTCTTATAGCTACGGCTGTAACTGATGGTGCAGTAGCTTACTATCAAGATGGTGCTATTCAAGATATATACATCGAAGCAAACTACCAAGATAAGTTTAACCGTATGCAGTCCATGATGACTACAGCTATGGGTGGCTTAGTTGGTCCTGCTGCTCAGTACACCTTTGGCAAGTTAAAGGGTGCGTCTGGCTTTCAAGAGGGTGCCGATAAACTAGACTTAGCCCAGCGCACTGGCCCTATGGAAGACTTCTTACCTATGCTTGAGAAGAAGAACCAAGAGAAAGCTAAGAAGGCTGTACGTCAAGCTTACGATTCGTGGAACAAGAAGGTAGCTCGTGGTGAGGCTAAGATCTCTGATCAGATTATGCCTGAGACTGTATTCGCTGAGATTATAAATGGCGTTGACGGTAAGGGTGGACTTACTCAAATAGCTATTGATTCAGGCATCAAGATCAGCAAGAAAGGTAAGACTGTATCTGACATCCTGACTAACATGGTTAAGTTTATGCCAGAGGAAGACTTCATAGAGATTTCTAAGATGATCGAAGAGTCTACTATGGTTCCGTTAGGTGAGTACATCACTAACCCTATGCAGTTAGGAGATGTCTTAGCTAAGTCTATTAATGGGCTAGGCTCCTCTATGGCTGTGCTTTCACACTCTAGAAACAGAATAAACAAAGCTACTGTGGCTGGTAATGATATACTTAACGCTGCAGTAGATGAGATTACAGCTAAGGAAATGCAAGAAGTTACTATGCAACGTGCAGGTTATGCACAGAATGTATGGAAGCGTTTGCTTGTATCATCACCTGCTACAACTGCAGCTAACCTTGCTGGCTTTGGTTCATTTGCACTAGGTCAATCAGCAGCAGACTTAATGAACTTTGGTATGGTTGGTGCTAAGGCTGTCATGACAGGCAACAAGGAACTATACAGACAAGCTAAAGTGTATAGCCGCATTCAAGGTCAGAAGATGAAGAACTTCGCTGACCCTCTGACAAGCTACGATGCTTACATGAAACTGTTAGATGCTAAGCCTGACGTACAGAAGGTTCTCTTTGAGACAGTGGGTGCTGGTGTTGAACGTACAGCAGATCGTTTCGGTATCAACCCTAAGAGTAAGTTAGTCTTTGGCAAGTACGGCATTGAGAAAGTTGTAGGGGCAGCTAATGATCTAACGGGTGTACGTATTCAAGATAGCTTTACTAAGTCACAGATGTTTATGGCTGAGCTAGATAAGTACTTAGATCTTAAACACGGTAAGACCTTAGCTAACGTACTAGAAGAAGGCAACTTAGATCTCATTGATGAAGAGGTTACAGGTTTAGCATTAGACACAACTATGAAGTCTGTATTCGCTAAGGACTACACTACAAAAGATCAAGCTAGAGGTGTACGTGATATGGCTAAGCTAGTAGAGACATTCTCTGCTATACCCGGCTTAGGTACGATACTTCCATTTGGTCGATTCATGAACAACGTTGTTGCATCAGCCTATCAGTGGGGGCCATTGGCTTACGCTGGGCCAGCTAGTAACATCTTACGTAAGAATAGATCTCTAGGTCAAACTATGAAAGATCGTGAGGCATTTGCTCGTGCTACTATCGGGACATCTGCACTTATGTATGCAACACAAGTATCTGAATCACAGGAAGAGCAAGGCTTAGGCACTTATCAACTTAGGAATGGTAGTACTATTATTGATGTAGAGAATGTTTATCCTCTATCGTATCTATTAGCTGCTGGTAAGGTAGGCAAAGCTATGGCTAAAGGTGAGCCTGTCACTCGTGAGATGCGTGAAGACTTAGGGAAACAGTTAGCTATAGGTCAAGTCGCTAGAGATGCACAGTTCGGTACAGACTTAAGTAACACGCTAGATTACTTCCTGCCTATTGGTGGTGCAGATACAGGTGCTGAGCGTACTAACGTATTCAGGGATTTGTATAATAGTTTTACAGAACCCGGTAAAGAATATGTAGAAGACGCTGGTGTATTTAAACGTGCTTACGAGATGGGTGAAGGTGCAGCAGAAGCTGTAGGTAAGCCTGTAGGTAACATTGTAGCTGGTGTGTTTAGGCCTCTAGATCCTATCAATAAACTAGCAGGGTTTATGTTTGATGTAGATACACTTAAAGATCCACGTCAAGCTAGAGGCTACGCTAAGTTTAACCAATCAGCTACTCGCTATTTCGATAACATCTTAGAGGCTATTGCGGGTGAAGTAGATAGTATCACAGGGGAGAGTTTACGTGTAGCATCACGAGAGGGTGAGATATATGATCCTAATCCGTTAGCTAGAATCTTTGGACTAAAAGTTGTACCAAGTAGAACCGCTACAGAAAAGATGTACTCTCTGTCAGGGATTAAGTCTTGGACAAAAGATCAAAGGTCTAACATTCCAGCATATGATAGAATATTCAACGAGACTATGGCACCTATCTTAGAAAGGCGTATGGGCTTACTGCTTAACAACCCTGAGTTCAAGAAGTTGGACATTACAGAGAAGCGTAGTAGAGTTAACAAGGAAGTGCAGAACATCCGCTCTATGGTTCGTGATAGTGTTGAGGTGACTTCAACGGGTGAGGACTACCTACAAGTAGTACGAAAGAAAGCTTTAAGTAATGGCACTGCTGAACAAAGAGCAAAGGCCATGAGTGAAATGCGAGATGAAGGATATAAGGCTAATATAAAAGACTTTAATTGGGATGAGTTGAGGATATTTAATGCTAAGATAGACTTACAAGAATTAAAGGCTCAGCCTTATTCGACAATGCAGTAAAAGAAGAGGGGGCAACTAAGCCCCCTTTTTTTATTTCAATCCATATAGTTCTGCAGCAAACCTAGCTATGAGAGCTACATCATCTAGCCTCTCTTTTGCTCTATCCTTTGGGCGAGACTCATATAGATTAGCATCTAGATACCTGTGTGCTGGTATGAGTAGCGTAGTTAACTCATCGTAGAACTTTTCTTGTTTAGCTTTTGTGAGCCTTAAGGCTTCTTGTTCTAAGCTATTACTCATAGGTTTTCCTTCATAAACACTTTGACCCACTCAGCACAGATGTCACTACGTACAATGTCATCCACACCAAACTCTATGATAGGCACAGGCAGCATGTACTTCTTAGCTAAGTGTATCACTTTAGATAAACCATCAGCTTCTTTTAAGTCAGACTGTTGTACGTCACCATTGAGAACTATTGTACTGTTTTCACCTACCCTTGTCAACAGCATCTTTAGCTCGTGAGTTGTGATGTTCTGTGTTTCATCTACAATAATAAATGAATTATCAAAGCTCCTACCACGCATGAGTGCCAGAGGTGCCATTTCAATATTACCATTCTTAACTCCTGTATCTACACTACCCTTACCTAAATGTTTCTCTAGCACATCAAGCACAGGCAAAGCCCACGGGTATGTCTTTTCTTCTAAGCTACCGGGTAGATAGCCTAAGTCTTTTCCTACAGCTACATGCGGCCTAGTGATAACTATCTTGTCAATCTTCTTTGTGATATACAAGTCAGCAGCAAAGGTAGCTGTAACGTATGTCTTGCCTGTACCTGCTGGACCAAGCACGAATACTTGTGAGTTCTCCTTCAGGGCATCTATGAACAGCTTCTGTTTGTCTGTCCGTGGTAGAAGCCCTGAAGTATTCTTTTGTTCAGCGTTCTTGTAGTTTGTCTTTCGACGGGTGCGCCGTTGTTTAACTGGGATTACATTATCCATTACAAAACAATTAGCTCCGCTTCCCCGTAAGGTATATGGAAAAACTTCTCGCCTTTCATGATACGTCTACCTCTAGCTTCACGGATAGTATCGTCTGTCATCTGTGATCCTAGTATCTTCCAGCAAGATGTCAGATCATTATTGAAAACAAAGAAGTTTACTTTGTAATCGTACTTTTTTAACAGCCGTGTCTTGCGATCAGGTATACGTATCTCAGCCCAAGTAGCAGGCCAAGCTTCCACCCACCCTCGCTTAACCTCTGCCTCACTATAATACGTAACGCCATCCTTAGTTGACTCTACATCTGCATAGTAGTTTTCTTTTACAGAGGATATTTCATGACCTTCTCTTTCAAGGACTTCAATAAGCCGTACTTTAGCTGGGTTATCGAAGCGATCATACAGGTGTGGTTCAAACGGTTTTCTTACAGAGCTATTCATTATGCACTTTCTGGTACTTGGAAACAGTATGTCTTAGCAGACGATTCTGGAGTAGGTCTAGTACTCATAAGACGCTCTTCCATTTCGGTAGCTAGTTGATTGCAGGACTTAACGTCCATGAATAAACCATCGAAAGATTGGACTTTAATCTTACCTTCGAACATCATTATGAGTACTAGAACATACATGTTAGAACCAACCCTTTACTTGTTCAATAAGCGCTGGGCCATACTCTGCAGTAAGGCTAACAACTTCACCAACTGCAACCATACCAATAGTTGCAACAGCCATAAATTCAATACCTGTCATGTCAATCTCCTTTCAAGAGAGTTTTGAGTTCAGTATAACCACCTATGTGATTACCTTCTGCATCCCATATTTGAGGTACAGTCTTTATACCAGACTTTTTAAATAAGTCAAGTACCCACTTTGAGTCATTGAGAGAGTAGTACTGCACTGCAATACGACTATCCCTCAATAAACCCATAGCATTCGAGCAGTGAGGGCAGTCAACCCGCCCCACTAATACATACACGCTCATGTCAGATCCACTATCTCGCATGTGTCACCACTACACGCCATAGTTTGACTACCTGCAGTGTTGTCCTCATCTTCGTACTGAGTAAGCTCTGTCCAGTCAATGCTCTTAGGCATAGTAGCTAACAGTTGCTGATACTCTTCCTTAGTACAATCCTGATAAGGTGCTTGCTGATATGTGTGATCTGAGTGTGGCAAGAAAGACACACCAGACATCTCATCAAAGTGTTCGTAAACAAAGGCACCTACGTGTAGCCATTCGTGGTCACGCACAGAGATCGTCACAGAGGGCTTATGCTCACACCATGAGCGTTGATACGTCAGCCACGTCTTAAGCTGCTCTATGGCTGTCATATCGTTTCTAGTGACTGCTTTGTTAGGTGACTTAACCGGGAAGCTAAACACGGTAGTAGTATCACCCTTCATAACACACGGCTCGTTAGGTACACCCTTGTCTTTCATGAACTGTGTTAGTGGATCTTTATTATCACCACGGACAGTACGGATATAATAGGGACTGTGGCGAGCATGTATGCCAGAGGCACTATCCACCAGTTGCGATACCGTCCCTGACGGTTTGACGCATGTAATTGCAGCAGATACAGGTATACCAAGACGGTCAGCCCATTCAGCATTAGTAGATACAGCGATCCCACGAAGATATTCAAGTGTCTTCTCCAAACCTTTATTCTTATGGGTCATCAAGGGGTTGTCCATTATTCCCGTAAGTGACACACCAAGCAACCGCTCTTCTTCTGTGTTGTTTGCCCACACTTTACGCAAGTAGGGAAACTTTGTGTATGAGGATTGAATGGTTCCCAGAATCGTAGCCAGCTTAACTTTTCTAGCCAGATCATCCACAGTATCCGTAGCACGTACTACTACCTCCGTTAGGTTACAGAATTGGTATGGCCGTAAGATGATCTCACTACACGGGTTAGTACCAAAGTCGTAGTTACTATCCCTTCGGTTATACTTCTCAGCTTGCTTCTTGCTTGCTTGCCTATTGAATACACCACGCTCACCTGACTTACTCTCTACCAAGGATTGCCACTCACGCATGAATGTTTCCATGTCTGGCTTCTCAGTGTAGCTCACAGAGTTATTAGCTAAGGCTCGCCATGCAGCAGTCTCCCACCACTGACCTGACTTAGCGTGACGCATACGATCATCTGATAGATTACTCAATGAAATCATAGCACTACGACGAACACCACCGACTACTACAATCTGACCAATAAAGCACATCAAGTCATGACACTCTACGCTGCTTAACTTTCTGCCTTGTGCATTCTTGAAAGTTGTGATAGCAAAGTTAAATAGTTCTACTAGAGGCGCTGGGCCACTTGCTCTACCACCAAACGTCTTAAGCCTAGCACCTGCAGGACGTACTAATCCAATGTCCCACTGAGGGATCTCACCAGCCCAGAGGAGTGCCAACAATTGTCTGAAAGCTTTAGCCCAACCTTCCTTACTGTCCTTAACGACGATTGTAGTCTCACTGTCGAACAGTTGAGGGATCTCGGGGAGCTTACTAACGTACTGCCGTTCAACACTGAAGCCAACACCAGTACCGCAGAGCAAGATGTACATAGCCTCATCGAAGGACTTAGGGTCATCTACGGGTAGATAGCTACAGTTATACCCAGCAGTGTTGTCCCTGTCAAGTGCAGGGCCAGCAGTCATCAAGGCTCGCATAGATGGCATCACTTCCAAGTTCAAGATAGCATTGTGTATTTCATCTGACGTAGCTTGATCTACTTTGTTGTCTACAAGGTTAAGTATGTAGCGCCCTACAGTAGCACCCCAGTTCTCACGGCCTTCACCATCGTAGTACTTAGCGTAGCGTGATAGAGCAATGAAGCTCTGATAGTCTGTTGGTAGATAGTTACTCATTATCGGTTGTCTCCTGAGCCTTTAAGTTTACCTCGTTGTTCACGATCATCTAGCTTAGTCATGTTCATTTCCATGACTGCCTTTAGATTGCCACCAAAGATGTTAGACAAGGCTGTTACATAAAACAGTACATCACCTAACTCTTTCAGTACTTCTTCATCAGAGAACTTAGACTTGTCACGGAATAGTTTCTTGACCTTCTCTGACACTTCACCTGCTTCACCTACTAAGCCTAGCGTATTCTCTACTAGACGTTCACGCCCTTTGGTGAATACTTTATCCTCTACAAACTGACTATAGAAACGTACAGGATCTTTATCGTAGTCTGTACTGTTCTGAAACATATCGAAGTAACCGAATGCTTCTAAGTCTGTCTCGTTAATCATGGGCGCTCCTTTACATATAAGTTTTCTACTTCAACATCATCTGTATCGTAGAACGTATCAACTATTAAATCGTATACGTCCTCACTGTGTGACCTGTCATCTGAGGATAGTATGTTATTGTTCTTGTCTACTGACATAATAAACGTTACACTGAATCTTTTAGTGTTCATTTGTGTGTCTCCACCCAACGCTTACGCAACCTGTTCAAGTACCAGATAGCTTTATCTATATCTTCTAAGCCATTCTTGTACTCGCAGCGCCACATATACTTAAGTACGTTAGCTGCCTGTGGTGCCAATGAGCCAGACATATTCTCTGTCATAGCTTCAATAGCATCAATGCATTCTATACCTGACTGATTGTAATGCACAGGCTTGTTTACTGGATCGTGTCCTGTCATCTTTGGTTCTTCTCTAATCATGCGTTACCTTGTGTCTTAGTGAATGCAGTAAGGCGTACTACCTTACCACCAGTGCCTTCTACTTCCTCGTATATATCAGATTCGTCTGACATGTCAAGATCTATTAATCTATTTCTCTCAGCTTCAACGGTATCGTACACATAATCATCATACTGTGATACCTCTAGGAATGCCCCTAGCAAAGTAACTAAGTTAATCATCTGTGCTAAGTCTACCTTACTTAAAGTGTTGTCCGGGTGCAACGCTATAGCCGTAGATAAATCACCTGTCCAGTTGCCATCTTTGTCATACTCTAGTGGCTTAAGTACAAAGGCTACCTCATTGTCTTTAATCTGATACGTCATTTAAGTTTTCCTCTTGTGCTTAAGTGCAATGCGATCTACTTTAATCGGCTTGCCCTTCTCTTTCAACCATGCCTCAGGTATAACCCTGTGTGCCCACATGAAATCATTCTTGTCACACCAATCAAAGTAACGAGACTTGGCTCCCTTATATAACTTAGCCTTAGCGTTACTAAAGACAAACCGTATGTCTAACTCAGGGTGCTGCTTTCGTACCTCCAAGTGCTTACGTCTGTCATCACTATCAAAGATCCCTTTAGTCTCAATGATTATACCGTTATCTAAAACAAAGTCAGGTGTGTAAGTACGATAGCGTAGGTCTTCCCATTCTATCTTTAGTACTTCATACCTGACTTGCTTTTGTTCAGCGGTAAGGTACGCAGCAACCTCTTTCTCTAAGCCACTGCGATACCTTCTAGAGTTATGCCTACGCTTCTTCGGCGGGGGCATCTGTATCCTCAACACCTAGTGATGCTTTAAGTTCTGCAGTCTTCATTTGACCGATAGCTTGTAAGCACCCTAGCTGATGGTTAAGCTGACCCTGAATCACAGAGTTCTGTTGTAACAGATTAAGAATACCAATCTGCTCTTCAGTCATGTCATCAGTGTCAAACTCTTGTTCGTCGATAGTTACTTTAGTCATTCTAGTACTCCTTGTTTAATGACACATACTCTACTGTTGGTGGCGTCTTACCACCTTTGTAGACTTTAGATGGCAGAGGCTGCAAGCCCGGCCAACATTTCTTTTTGTGTGAGCAGAAGCCACACTGTTTACTGAGCTTCATGTTACCACTAGGCTTACCCCTATACGTTTCAGGTTCAGCCGTGAAGCAACGCTCAAATGGTTCATCGTTAGCGATGTAGTTGTGCGTATCTTGTATGTTACCTAGTACAGCATCCTTGTCTACAGAGGCAGCAGGGACATACTTGAACTCACCGTTACCTTTGTTGACTACCCACCATCCACCAACGTTCTTACCTGCAGCGTGTGCGTATCCTATTAGCTGTGAGACATACCCAAAGCTATCACCTGCTGCCAGTGTTTCTACATCAATGAACTTGTTAGTGTAAGACCACGGTGATGCACTCTTAACATCATCCACTGCACCGTCTAACACCATGTCGTACTCACCGCTTACTTCAGCGCCACCCTCTAACTCAAGGGTAACTCTATCGTTATCGTCAAACTTAACATCAGAAGCCCGGAGTAATCCTTTGAAGATAGCCTCAACCAAATCCCCTATGAGCATGTTGATCATAAAGGATGTTGGCTTAAGGATGTCTGTCTCAGGGTTATTCTTTTCAAACCAAAGCTGGCACTTAGGACGCCCTACGTTAGACATCCTAAGCTTGAACTTATCTCGTGGGCCACTGTTGAACTGCTTGTTTAAGGCTGCATCTATATCTTTGCATACACCCTCAATGATCTCTTGCGACATAGAAGCTTTACCATCTATAGCCTTACGCAAGAAAGAATGTACTGACAGTTCAGCAGGGTGTTCCATTATTCGAAGTCCTGCACTTCAATAATACTACCCACTATGGCTGCATCTTCTGCTGAGATGTTAGATACGTTGTTCTCATCCCACTTGCCTAGCACCCATGTATTAGTGCGCTCAATCCAAGCAATGAAGTCACGTAACGTTTCGTTGTCACCATCAGAGAAACCTACACGATCACCTAGTGATGCCGTTACTTCAGCAAACTTATTACCGTTAGGCATTGACTGCTCAACACCACTCAGAGTAATAGTGTGTTCGATAGGTGTGATACCTTTGCCCATCAGTGAACCTGTTGCAGCGTTCATAGACTTAAGACTTGTAGGATTCTTAACGTCAAAGATAAAAGGTACTTCACCAGCAAACTCTACTGCATCACCATCTTCGTTAGTGGTGTCACCTGTACCCAGCATACCCATGAATACTTTAGTACGCTTTACTCGACGCATAATATCCTTAGTTGCCTCAGGTAATGCATCCCAATCTTGTACGTAACCTGATGGACGCCCTAAGTTAAACCCACCTAGTGTATCTTTCAAGTCACCATTGAGGTTCTGAGCTAAGACTGTCTTCTGTGTAGTGTTAGCTTCACTGTCCCACTTAGTCCACTGCTGACGCTCAGCAAACAAACGCATGCTAAGTGTTTCGGTGTACACTTCTTCGTCACCCTTACGTAGTTTAAACATGGGTGTGTTGACAATCTTCTTGCCATCAATACCTTGTTTAACTAACGCAGTCACACGCCATAAGTCTGACTGTGCCTGTACTGTAGTAGCTGTGAATCCCATAGCATCTGCTAGGTTCATCCCGTCTACTGATAGTGCTACTTCTGTGCTCATTATATATCCTTTCTGAGCTAAGTTAAAGAGACTAAGTTATACTATATAACGTCCTTTGTGTCAAGCCAATTCGGGCCAATCTTTGCCTCTAGTAGTAGAGGTACGTTCATCTGTATGTCATACGCTTCTTCAATAAGTTTGTCAAGATCTTTATTCAATGTATCTATAGTTGCAAGTACATACTCCTTCTCGTTTGGGTGAACATCTACTACCATTGAGTCATGCACACTGTTAACTACACATGACTGTAGCTTCTCTAGTCTAGCCTCAAGCTCTATCAACACTAGAGGTACTACATCACCTGTAGCAAACCCTTGCACTGGATAGTTCTTGATCATAGTGAAGTGGGTAGGTGAGCCATTCTCTCTACGTGTTACATCAGGGAAAGCATACTGCCTACCGCTGACGTTAGTGATCTTGTGTAACCGTATAGCTTCATCACCTAGCTTCTTGTGCCACGCAGCTACACCCTGATACTTCTCATTGAAGTGCTCATAGTAAGCAGCCTCTGCCTTAGATCTACCATACCCTGTAGCGCCAAAGAGAGGAGCAAAGGTGTGAGCCTTAGCATCCTGCCTGCCCGTAGGCTGACCTGCATCAGTAATAACCTTTGCAGTGTATGCGTGTACGTCAAACCCTGTGTTGATCTCTTCCATAGCTACCTTGTCTTGCGCTAAGAATGCAGCAGTTCTGAACTCAAGCTGAGCAAAGTCAGCCTCCATAATGTAACCGCCATCCCAACGTGATACAAATACTTTCTTAACCGGGAAGGTGTTACCTCGTGGCATGTTCTGCATGTTAGGGTTACGCCCACTAAACCTGCCCGTTGCAGTTATGTGCTGAGTAAGGCCGACATGAAGGTATCCATCAGGCTTAGTATAAGTATGTATGCCATCAACGAAACTAGAAAGATAAGAACTAACAGCGCTAAGCCTTTTAAGATCAGCCAGAAAAAGTGCAGCACTTCCCATACGATTGTTTTTAGCTGTAGCAATAAGTGCATCTAAGTTATCCTTACCTGTGCTGAAACCGTTGGCACTGATCCACTTCTTACTAGGAGCAGAGAACCCTAAGCCAGCCATCTCGTTTGTTTCTTTTAGTTGATACCCTCTAGCATCACAAGCCTTACACTTGTTAGGTCTAGCGTACTTAGTACCATCCTTCTTTACTTTGTAAGTCTTACCACTGCCTTCACATACAGGGCAAGTAAACGCCTTTGTTTTCAATATCTTAGTAGAGTTAGCACGTACTGCATCCTTGAACTCTTGAGGTGACTTGACGTATTCGAATAGATCAGCCCACTCTTTCTTGTTGTTAACCTTAACGCTGAACAGTACCTGTGATGCTTGCTCTGGGCTGTTGATGTTGATAGGTGTGTCACCCATAAGCTCACGAATCTGTCTATGTAGTCGTTCTTCTATCTCAGCTTTCTCTTGCTCAAACTTTAGTCGTACTTCTTGGAGGGCGGGTTGATCCACCCTGATCCCTGACATGTACATTCTTGTGAGAGTGGTACAGGTTTTGAAGGTAATGTCTCTGATGTTATGTAAGGAGGCGCAGGAAGAATCGGCGTATGTTTCTTCTTGACGGAGGTACAACTCACGAGTTGCGCCGAGGTCAGCCCTAAGATAAAAGCTAAGCTCATTGAGAGGTATTTCATTTGTGTTGTACCCTTCTTTAAAGTATTTCTTTAGTGTGTCATCCTTCTGTACTTCTAATTCATAGCGCTGGGCACATGCGTCTAGGCTCAACGGTTCCTTCACACCACGTAGTAGTATGTACTCTGCCAACATGGTATCGTAGATCTTACCATCATACTTGAAGCCACACTCCCACATCCACATCAAGTCATGCTGTGCATTGTGCATGATCAGTAGGGTGGTCATGTCTAGCACCTTCTGTATCTCTTTACGCCCAGCGCCTGTAGTGTCCTTCTGTTCAGTGTGATCTAGTGTCACTATGCATACGCTATCTTCTGCATCAACAGCTTGCATACCTACCTGTACCAGTGTGTTACCCGGTTCAAACGGATCTAGATGCATCTTACCATCACGCTTGGTGGTAGTGTTCTCTACATCCAATACTATTCTCATGTCTGTGTCTCCTTACTAAGCTGTGTACTGACTACGTTCACCGTCTAACTCACAGTGTACTACGCCATGCCAGCCACCCTTAAGCTTATTCTTTGCAATGTTCAAGTGCCTTTGTGTATCTTGTTCTTCTGCTCCTTCTACTTGTGGGTTCTTAGAGATCAACACCATCAGGTCTGCCTCCGCTGCCTTGCCTGTCTTACTACCTTCCATCATTGATTGATCTACATACACCTTGCCTTCAGCTACAGCACTCAACTGTGACATCCATATGATAGCACAACCATACTGCTTAGCTATGTTACGTGCATGGATAGCTGCTTCCTTCAAGTACACATCAGACTTATCGCTTGTCTTGCTAGAGAACTTATCACCCATGTCAAGTACTACGATGTCAGGCTGGTATGCTTTGATGATAGCCTCAACCCATGTCATGTCTTTACCTGTTGAGTCATACAGCTTGATGTTCTCACGCACAGGCTCATAGCGTGACGCAGCTAATGCGTAGTTACCCTTGACCTCTTCCATTGACATAGAGGTAGCTGCACTGAGGTAACGTGCTCCTACACGCTCATATGCTTCCTCGTTACACAACACGATACACTTGGCACCTTGACTAGCGAAACCATCAGGCCCACCTATCAGTGAGGCATGGAAGGATGTCTTACCTGTATTAGGTCTAGCACCTACGATAACTAAGTGACCACCGCTGATGCCCTCTACCTTACGTGTCAGTGAAGGTATGTTGAACTTCCACTTGGACTGGATGTCGTTAGCTTGTAGTAAGTTATCAATAGAGATGTCACCCCAGTCGATCTTGAGGTTAGGCATGAAGTCATCTTGATAGTCAGACAGTAGCTTACGCATAGGCTCTAAGCTAGTCTCTGTACCGTTCACGTAGTCGAAACCTAAGTTAGCTATCTCTTCGCCTACTACCTGCTGAAACAGTTTGCCTAACACTTCTTCTGCTATACCCTCAGACATAGCCTCTTGCTTGCCTATGTTCTTGAAGATCTGTTTGTATACATCCTTGTTAGCTGTGGTCATAGTAGAGTTGTGCGTAAAGAACAAACCCTCTAGCTCAGGTAGTGTAAGGTCTTTATCGTATGTATCCATAGCGTAGTCTAAAGTGCTCTTGATCTTACGAACATCTTTAGTGAACAGCTTGTCAGGTGTACGGATACCTTTGTTGTTGCTGTAAAAGTCCTTGCTCATTAAGGTTCTAAGTAGTGCTAGTTCCATTGTGTCTCTCTTTCTTTCTTGTCTCTAAGTAGAACGCACCCTCTGGACTAGTCCAAGCAGCCATCAAGTCTAACCACTGCTGTATTGACATGTAGATAACTTGATGCTCATCTAGCTTATCGTCATACTGCCTGACGAATACTACGTTATCGTCTGTGCCAATGATTAACTCTACATCTTCGAACATGTCCTGCTGATCTAGTGAGGTTATCACTGAGGCATCTGGCTCATACTCAACCGTATACATCTCTGTTTATCCTTTCACGTTCTGCTGCACGTTTACGTTCTTCTTCATCGAACTCACGTATAAGTTTGTTATCATATATAAACTTCTTAAGTCTTGCAATCTCTTTCTCTTGCTGTTTGATCTGCCAACGCATGTCTTCTATTGTTCCTGCCATACTCATGTATCATTCTTCCTCTAAGCAAAACCCACACATCTTATTCATTGCAGGGCCACCACAGCTTACACAGGTCTGCCACTTTTCATTTTCTAGACCTCTCTTTATTAGTGTCACAAAGCCAACGTTAAAGATAGCTGCGTATGTCTCAGGGTCACATTCTACTTGTAGTGTAGCACTGCCATCCTTATGTTCTTCTACATCTGTTATCTTAATAGGTTTGTTTATGTACTCACTCATTTGTTACTCCTATGCATGGTAGTAAGATAGATAGCTTACAGTATTTTGGATACTCATCATACGTCATAGCTATCAGTACGGGTGGCGCAGCTATAAGTAAAGCTACTATAGCTGACGCCTTGATTGCACCGTCAATGTTACCTCTCATCAGTCATTCTCCCTTAGTGCTTCCCACGACACAGGAAATAATTTTACCATAGTGCGGTCAATATCCCACGCTACCTCTGCTGTCTCTGCTTGTGTGTCAGGCGCACAGCGAAGCTTACACATGTCAGCAAATGCATCTAAGCTACCTGACCAGTACCACTCAGTCATCATGCTCTGTGGCAGTATCATACGTGCTTGCTCTGGGCATACGCCTTTGTACAGTAAGTACTCATAGTCTTGCTTGCTACTCTCTACCATGTTCAACGCAAGTGATGGGCGTATATCGTCAACGCTACCTTCACTACCTTGCTTCTTGTCATCCGACTTACCACGCCATTCTGCAGGTACATAAAACTCAGGCTCACTATCCACATACCTACGGCTAATCTCATTCCAGCGTAGAAACTTATGCTTGACTAGCTGCCTAGCTACAAAGACAGGTGCCTTGATGTGAAAGCTCGCAAAGCAATGCCCGAATGGGCTGATGTGTTTATGCTCTGCCAGATAACGAATAAGCTTAGCGTCCTTGTCTTTCAACTTAGGTGGACCCCATACGTCACTCGTATCCATCTCACTCTGCTTACCAAAGCTTACACGAGCAGCGTTAGCTACCGTCAAGTCTGTACCCATGTGATCTATGTATGTTGCTTCAATCATTTGTTAATACCCTTAGTTTCTCTATATCAGATGATACCTTATACTTGATGTCATCGTCAAGCCTCAGTGCTATTGAGTCTAACCCTGTCCACGATTCTATTTCCTTCTTATATATCAGTGTCTTATGAGCAGCATCAGGATCAAGCGCTACAATAATGAAGTTGTACTCACCCAATTTAGCCATGTGTTTATCCGTCAGGCTAGTACCTAGTATAGCCATAGCAGATAGACCCTCTACTAATTGAGTAGCTATCATAGCCGAAAGGGTATCTTCTACTAGTACGATAGTCTTACTGTTACCCACTACGTAGTAGTCAGCTACCCCTGTGTATCGTAACCACTTAGGTTGTTTATCTACTAGTGATCTACCGATAGCATCAATCATCCTACCCTTGTAGAATATAGGGAACACTACACGCTTATCTTTAACGTCATACATTAGAGTGTCACTAGGTATCTCCCATCTGTCTATGTACTTCCAGAATAACTCATGCTCGTGCTTAGGTTGTACTACATACTCAGGTATAGTCATAGTCTCCGGGTCAGTAGGCTCAGGCTTAGCTACCTTAGCTAGGCGTAGGCGTATCTCTTGGGCTGTCATACCTGTATGGTACGCCCCAGTCAGTGAGCAGTTAAGCTTGAAGCAGTTGTACACGATAGACCCACCATCATTCAAAGCACTGAATGTATTCTTTGAGTGACAGCTAGGGCAGTTCATGCGCCTGCTTTGCTGGTCAGCTAAGTCTAAGCTATCTAAGAATGCTCTAATGTTATTCATCATTGTTATCCTTGTAAGCTTGGCGCTGGGCTAATGCATTAGATGCACCACTGAATGTGTGCTTGATGTACGGGGTAAGAGAGTTGATACTCTTGTGTCCACTTACCTGCTTGATCTGGGTAATGTCAACCCCTGCCTCAACCATCTCAGTTATAGCAGTACGGCGCATGTCCATAGCTGTTAACTCATCTGGTAGACCAGCAGCTTCCTTGATGTCATTGACATAACTGAATAGGTTCTCCTTTTTGTATGGTTTGTATGCTCCATCACTAGGTTGCATCTGTGGTGCTACGTAAGGTTGAAACCCATAGGCTTCCTTTTGCTGATGTAGTACGTGGAATAACGGCTCACTGATAGGTAAGTGTACGTCAGCACTACGCTTGCTTTGCTCAATGTCCATACGTCTGTTGTCTAAGTCTATCTTATCCCACGTAAGCAAGCGCATGTCACCTATACGTTGCCCCCACTCGTAAGCCATTTGTACTATCAAGCCTATAGAGCGCCACTTGTTCTGGCTGTAGGCTGTGTCTAAGAATGTGAATACCTGATCTTGTGTCCACATAACCTTGCGCTGCTTGTTAGGTACACGCTTGATACCCTTGATAGGATTGCGATTAAGTATGTCCATAGTGATTGCTCTGTTGAACACAATAGAAAGTATAGCAGAGATCTTGTTAGCTCTGCTTACACCTCTATCCAGCCACTGCTCATAAGCATAGTTGGCGTGGTTGTTACCAAAGAAGCTTAGCTTAGTCTCACCTACTGTCTTACCTGTGTGCGTCAGTGTAGCCATAGCTATAGCTATGCATTGTATGTACTCCTTCTGTGAGTTACCCTTGAGCCTAGCAAAAGATTTGCTGTTCAGGTACTCGTGAGCTACGTCAGCTATAGTAGAGCTAGACTTCAAACGCTTTACCATTTTCTTCTTACCTTCCAATAGATCCAGCATTCTAAACAGTGCTCCTTTCCCATCACAAAGTCAATCATCTTTACTGCGTTTAACTTCTTTTGTTTTCTCCACTCCCAGTTCCGGGCTGAGAATGTCTGGTTGTTGCTCCCGCCCAGTACCACGTTTAGTAGTACGCTTAGGGCGGTTAGCACTCTCTTTACGTAAGCCTTCAAGTCGTTCTGTGTCAGACCAGTCATCGTGCGGATCATTCGCCATCTCCGTTGCCTCTCATTAGAAAGTATATGAAGCCACCAATATAGATAACTAAGAAGGGTATTACTAGCTGTGACCCTGCTACCATAGTGGCATCCACACCTCACCATCTAATAACATAGACTTAACGTCTTCCTCTTCACGCTTAAGCATGTCGGCTCTCTCAAAGTCTGACATCCATTCAGCATCATCAATATCACGGATGAGTTTGTGGTGGTAGTTGTGTAGTGGTACAAGTAGATCGTTCATGTTAGTCTCGCTCTATGTAATCGTTGTGTGCATCAACACCTAAGTTGTGGTACATCTCACGTAGTAATTCACTAGCCCCGTTCTGTGGGAAGTCAGACGCTACAATATCTTTAAGTCTTTCTATTACGTAGTGTACGCATACTACTTTGTCCATGCTTGTACTCCTTACTAGCAGTTAACAAATTGGTCATGGTTGATGTAGTAAGACACGCCCATCTCGTAACCATCTTCGTAGGCGTACAATTCAGTCAATGCATCAGCTACCTTGCGTACCTTCTCTAGCTTATCATCATCAGATAAACTATCAGAATAAGTAAAGTTTACTGGTATAGCTGTGACTACTTGCTTATAGCTGCGCCAAACAGGAACGCCTGACTCATGTACTTCATCTGTCTTCTCGTGTATGTTTTCATATACAAAGATCACCGCATCGTTATGATCCCACACTTTTACTTCTACTGTTTGGTCTTCAATAATCATTGTACTTCCTTCCTGTGTTAAACTCTGTGTCCATCAGTATGATAAACCTTAACTTGTGCATTTTGTAAAGGGGCATTCTCCATCTGCCTAGCTTGATTTAAATTACTGGTGCTATAATAACACACCAACTCTTTAGTGTTCTTGTCGTAGAACTCTACACGATATACATGTTTCATTAGCTTAGTCCATCCGTGTTACGAAGTACTCACCATCAGGCAGAGGCAGTGCAAGCATAGCGTACTGATAGAAGTACACGTTACCGTTGGGTGTGTTCATCTTACCTACGTAAGGCATGTCAGGATCTTCTGGATAGCTATACGTACCATCTTCTTGTACGTCACCTTTGAATTGGTACAAGCTACCAAAGCCATAGCGTTCAGTCATGAAGTCTACGATGTCCATGTTTGTGCCTAGTATGTTGTACTCACGTACCCAGTATGGTAGTACTCCAAGCATTTCTTGTAGTAGCTCAGGGTCTACGTCAGGGAAAGCTTTAGCGTTGATTGTAAGTTTCATCTTAGTGTTAGCTCCTTATGCTTATCGTTACTAGTATAGGGGGTTGGTACCCCCAGCAAGATTAGTATGTAGTATTAGCTCTCGCTGGGGGGATCAGCACTAGTCAAACCAAATAAATACTAGTGCTGCTCTCTAGAGGATGACCAGTCCTCTATTCGTTATGACTAGGATAGATTGTCTCATAGTGCACGTACATGTCAGCAATACAAGTCAGTCTTTCAAATCTATCCATATCTTTGCGTAACTTTTCAAGTGTACCAAGCGCACCATTGCATTCATCACAAAGCAAACACCTAACAATCTTAACACTTGTATCGTGCTTGTGATCTACTACATAGCGAGGTAGCGTATCGAATGAACGCTTACACCCAGCGCAACAGTTATCTTGAAGCTTGAGTGCTGCATCTATCCAAGTCTGATCTATGCCGTACTCTTTGTGTAGTCTCTGCAGACGTTTGTTTTCTGGTGTGCTTGGCATGTTAGTTACCCTGCAAAGTGACGCACACGGCGCTCACTGTTACGGTTAGGCTTGCGCTCAATGTAGATGGTACGCTTACCTAAGTGAATGGCAGTCATGCAGTTACCAAAGTCTAGCTTGTAGCCACGGCTTGCATGCTTGCGCTTACGTGTTAAACCTTTGAGTCCTAGCATGTTGAAGCGGAACCCATTGGTGCGATCATTAAGAGGCTTGGTTGCGATACAGTAAAACATAGTCTTAGTCTCCTTGTTAGAGTTCAGTTTATATGCCAAGCGCTTTGCACACTTGGTTAGATACAGCACCCTTGAATGTGCTGCTGTCACGACTACCCTTGCACAGAGCTTGATAAGATGCAAGCATTAATTTTTGTGCTTTATCTCGTGCAGTAGAATAGTTTTCTTCTGCCCATCTAGAAGCGATACCAGTGTAGAACGGTAACACATCAGCGTCAAGCTTATCAACTAGCTTAGACATAAGCTTAGGGAGTGTAGCTTGCACAGATGATCTAGTGCTAGACTGATAGGCGTGGATGTAGTCACCCTTTTTGTTCTTGTACTTACGGAAGACACACATCTTTTCAAAGATAGACAGGGCTTCATCTTTGGTTATCTCTTCATTGAGTACAGCCATAATGATAGCCGCCCTCATGCCGTAGCTAGTGAAGGGCGAATCAGTACGGGTAAAGATAGAATGAAAGGCAGTCACTAGCTCACCCATCAATCCGTTTACGTGGTTGCTATAGAAGTCTACGTTCTTGCAGTACTTAGGGTTAGTGTGCAAACTCTCTGCCCTCAGGAATGTGTTGATCATAGTAATATGATAAGCTTCGCAGCCTACGTGATCTTTCATACGTCTAGGCATGTGATCATCAATAACGTAGCGACTACGTGGGTCAGCATTGCGCACAATAATCATATCAATGGCAGTCCCGGCTTTAAGTACAGCAAGCAATCGGTGTTGCCCGTTAGTGAGTACACCTTGATTATCTATCACGATAGTACACGCCTCAGTCAGCCATTGGCCTTGCTTCATAAGGTTGGCATAGTTAGTTACATTGTTCTCACTGACCTTGCGATAATTATTGGTGTTGTGGTTGTCCAATAAGATCTGAGCATAGTCAGGTGATACGGATTCTATAGTCACTTTTAGTTTGTTTGTCATGGGTCTAGTCTTTCTATAAGGTTAAGGTTTAGAGGTCTACGACAAAGCCGCTTTGGTCTTTCTTAGCTCTGCCTTTGGCATACAATGCCACGATTGATTGCTTAGGATCTAGGAAGCGTAAATCATCCTTGTCACCATCAACAACCTTGTATCCACGCCAAGTCTTAAGATTGATAGGCTTGCGGAATACTACAGCAACAGACATGCCGTTGCGAATTACATCATCAAAGTATTGTTCGTACTTAGGGTTAGCAGCGGAATAGCTCCAAGTCAAGTGATAGTTAGCCAAGTGTGATACTTTGCGGTTAGGTATCTTAGTGTAATCATACCACTGAACAGAAGGGAACCACTCAAAGATATTCTTACCGTCAATCAAGATAAGCTCCCAACGTATGTCAGTCGTACCATTCAGTCTAATACATGGTTGTATGTCACGCTTGCGGCAATAGTTAGCGAACTTAGCAACATCAATCACAAGCTGAGCCA